AAGTCAGGGGCTTACTCAAACAGAGGTAAGTTCATCCTATGCTTTAATAATAAAACTAATTTTTTAACCTGTCAACTACTTTACCTCTTTTTTTGACTTTACGGCAACTAGCTTGGGAAGCCTTGCATAAGAGTAGGAGTTCTCTTTGTTGTTCGGATCAACAATCATGTTAAATGCCTTGTTAAGCTCGTCTTGTACCTTGAACTCAAGCTCAGCGTTGGTAATGTCGCCGTTAGCTAACTCTGCTGCAAAACGTCGATGCACTTTCTCAGCAATAATTTTCCTATCCTTGCCACTCTTTAAGACCTTTCTTTTCTTGATAACCTTCATGTAGGTTTCGTAGGCCTTCTCCCTGGCGTTCCTAATGCTGCCATTGAGATACAGCGGAATCTCTCTAACCTTTAAACAACAGGCCATGTGCTGTAATTCCAGCCAATCCATTTCCTTGACATCTTTATCAAGGCAAGCCGGGCCGCCTTCGCACTTTTCCCAGCTATCAACATAAATTTGAATCAATCCCCGGAAAGGGATCTTCTCAAGTTTCTTATCTGTCTTTGCAACAATCCACATCATACGTTTAGCGTGTTGGGTATGATACTCTTCGTCACACGCTGGAATCTTAACCTTTATACCGTTGAAAGGAACTGCGCCTTTATCCGTTCCGATCTCTGTCATAATTGTACCTGATACTGTCAGCTCAATCATCCTAGTATTATCAAACTCCATTATTTACCCCCATTGACTTTTCTTAGGTTATTTTCGGCCGACTGGTATCTAGCGATAGCTTTGCTCAAGGCTTCTTTGGTATAAGTACCGCCCTTTTTAAGCGTAGTAATGGCATCGTATGACGCCTCAACTTCCTTTTGAGCATCAGACGCGCTAGCTATCCCGCCTACTCCGCTAGGAGTTTTTATCGCTTTGGTCTTGATACCGAAGTCCTTAATCAATGTGTTGACTAGCCGATAAACCATGCCTAATTGTGGATTTAATAATGTGTTTGTTATTTTCTGATCTGCTTCGTTCTGCGAGTCTTTCATGGCCTTAGCTATTGACTTTGCGACCACCTCGCTATTTTCCTCAAAAGAGTTCTCAATCTCTTCCTTAAACCCCTCGTCCGATTGCAGTTTAGCCATTTGAGCCTTCTCAATAGCCATATACCCCTGCACCAACCGATCTGCTTCATGAGGATTGATTCCATTATCATAAAACAAGTTTTTAATATCCGGCATCAATGCCTCAGATACTCCGTCAACCTTATAAACTTCTGCGTTCTCCGGGCGGCTGCTTTCGATATGCTCCTGTATTTGTTCCTCTGTGGAGTTATCGTAGTCAAAGGCAATAGTCTTCTTGCCCTTCAATCCCTGCAAGTCGTCAATTTCTTTGAATGCCTGTTGTATTGTCACCTCTCCGTTCTCATCAACAAGGTTTTTAATGTACCCTTTCCCTGAAAACTCTTCGGGTACTTTCAACTTTGCATTAATTTGCTCTTCAAGCGTTGGCATTACTTTAGCCGCGGCTTGCAGCATAGGAGTTCCGTCCTCATTCTCCCTGGGATTCCCGTCTGCATCTAATACCGGCACTTGTGCTTCTGCATTCGGATCGTTAAGATCTACTGCGTTTTCTTCTGCCATGTGTTATTTCTCCTTCTTTTCTGGCGATTCAACCGCCATGCGTTGTTGAGGTGTTAGCATCCCGATGATAAACAGCTTATACAAGAATGACCTTGAGACCATTGACCTAATCTTGCTATCATCCAGCGTATCAATCTGCAAGTCGTAAATCTGGCAAGTTCTCATCATAGCCCTGCCGACTTTGATCCCGTCTATTGTCGAAAACAACCGCCTGGCTGCGTTCTTCAAGTCTTCTGACTCTTTAAGCTGCGCGACCTTTAACTCTGCATCCTTCTTGCTACTTTCTGGCATCTGCCCCATCTTTTTGTCCTTTGCTAATTGTTGAACCAATGTCTGCCCCTGCTTGAGCAGCTTGTATTGCTAAACCCTGTTGCCTAATTTCGGCCTGATCCGTAATGATTTGCTTGAACTCGTCTGCGTCTTTGATGTAAGACACCCCAAGAGCCTCGTTAATATCATTGAACAGATCATACCATTGCACCGCTTCGACCATTGCTGGATATAAGCTGATTAATATGCCAATCCCATTGATTAGTTGCATAATACGCTCTAATCCCTCAGTCTTGACCATCTTCTCAAGCTCATTATTGTATGTTATTTTATACCATCGTTTCCCCGCTTTCATTGCTTCCAGCACAGCTTCCGGGATAACCATGTCGGAACGATTAATATCAGCCTTAGCCTTAATCATCGCTAAGTCTTCTGGATCAACCCCGGCCAATCCGTTGTCATCTTCTATCTGAATACAACGCTCAACTACAACGTCAAGCATTTCATTCTTCTCCTGACCCAATAAACCAGCTAACGACTTGCCTCTTATCGCGTACCGTTGCATACTCTCTGTGGCTGTCATTTCTTTAGCACTTGAGAAGTCCAACAGCATATCTACCTTGAACCCTGTTGTGATCTTGTCATTAAGATACGGCAATAGGAAGCTAATCAGCCCGGTAGGATCTCCTACGTCATGCAACTGGAACATAGGATTTTGACCTTTAGCGATCATTGATTCCTGGAACGTAACCAAGCCACCCGCGGAAGTATCTAGTACGCTGTCGCCAAACATAGCGTTATTGTATGTGCCTAACGCCGGATCATTCATTTTCTCAATGGTCTGAATAGCCTGATCCAGCATATAATTCGTGCCTTTGATCGTGCTAATCAAAAGAGATCCTGAGCTTCTGCCCCACGCCTGGCCCTGAATCTTAATTGCCCGGCAAACACCTACTGGCAAACGCCTAAAGTCCTCAGTAAGGAAAATTTTATCCGCTTCGCTCTCTAAGAACCAAACGCCTTTATACTTTGTGCCATTCTTGCCTTTTAGATCACGGCTATAGCTGCTTCTTGGGACAACCCCTTGTACCAATGTAAACCTCTTGTTGTACTCTCCTGTATTATAGGCATCTATAATAACCTTGGGGAGTATTTGCTCCTCAGCTTCGGGGTTATAGTCAAACTCTTCCATGATCTGGCATACCTTCCAATGATAAACCAGAAAGACTATATCTATCAACCCATTCTTGCCTTCTGCAATAGTCATGCTGTCAACGCCAAACGACCTAAAGAAATAGGGATTTTCCTCTTTCTCCGGATAATCTGCGTTCTTAAACACGCCTATGCCTGACGTTCCGAATGACATCTGACTATAAAAATAAGGCTTCCGTGCTGCCGAAAACCCTGCCTCCCTGGCGTTCATGTTAGCCAATAACTGTTTTGTCCTAAACTCGTAATAGCTCTTTATTGCACTCTTGTCAGCTTTCTGCAACACAAACTCGCTAGGCTCGACTGTAACGGCTTCTGCGCCTGTACCCCACATGATGCCGTCTAAATAGTCTCCTGACTGCGTAACAGCCAGCGCAGCCGTAGGATCATATATGTCTTCATCAAGCGGATCACTAGCTGACTTTGACTCTGCTGACTCCAAGAACTGCTCATTAATAGTTACGCCACAATGACTTGATATGTCGCGCCAAAGGCTGACATTCTCTGCCCGTACTGTCTTGCTGTCCATAAACAGCTCTTTGTAGTTTTGATCCTCAGTAATCATTTGCCACCTCTTTAGTTTCCGAAATAGGTATCTCGTGCGCCGACGCCTTCCGTTACCACGCCAGACGAGCCGCTATCTGTTTGAAATAATGAGTTTCTCTTCTTCCTTAATGCTTCTGATGCCTCTTTGTCCAACAAGGCCTGTGCGTCTTCTGCCTCCTCTGCTCTTCCTTCATAATCATCACCGAAGCTACTCCTCTTCCACCACTCTGGAGATAAATCATCACTCATTTGTCCTAGCCATCCACTCTCTGGTGTCATATCATCAATCGTGTCCATTATTTACTCCTTTTTATATACTTTTCTAATTGTCGTGGCGTTAATAGCCAGGGTTTATTTATGCCTAGTAAATTCTTCAATATCCCAACACAACTGCCAAACATTATGATATTGGCCTTCTGCACGTCCTCATGCTTAACTGTCCATACATAAATACTGTAGTCTGCCTTTAAATCATTCATTATCTCTTTAACGTTGCATTTATAAGGTATTATTAGCGTTCCACCTAATGTCGGGTCTATCCTTATGCTTGTTGTAGCTGTTACGTTACGATATAAAAAACAATGACCAAATAACCTTCCAATTTTGCTTCCACATTTACTTCGATGCTTAAAAGCAACCAAATAATCATAGTCGTAACGAAATTTTAATACCCCACTCTCAATAGGCTTCATCGTTTCTTTCTTCCCGTTATTCGCTTTAGAGTGCGCATACCCTGAGGCCTGTCTAGCTCTTGAAAGTTGACCTTTCCAAGAAAATGTTTTATTGCAAACGCGGCCATAGATAAACTGTCCCCTCTGTCCTGCGAATCAACGCCTTCTTTGCGCTGCTCTTGCTTAGTCTTGAGCCTTATTTTACCGGACGCGCTATAAACCTTCTTGATTGTCTCTAAATCTTTAATCATATACTGACTAGTTATCCTGATCCATTCCTGGTCTGTTAGGTATTTAAGATCTAAATAGGCCTGATAGCGGTTGTTTAAGCAAGTCGGATCTTCGCACTTATCATTTGACCCGCCTAAGAAGCCTATTATATTACTAATTGTCTTGCTTAACGTCACAAAAACTGGATACCCAGCTCCAGAAGCGTCAACAATCAGTATGTCCGGCCGCCAATCCCCGTACATTTCTACAATCTTCCCGGTAGATACATCCGTATCCGGATCTTCCCAACAAACCTCTTCTGCCAAATCCCAGGTAGTATTTGATATTCTCTTTACATGGGTAGC